TCGTTGATATCGTATGGTCTTACTGTATCGTCATCGCTTTTTTTTGGTTTCTTCTTAGTATCTTCTTCAATAACTTTCTTATCTCCAACTTTCTCATCTTCAACTTTATCATCTCCAACTTTCTCATCTCCAACCTTCTCATCTCCAACCTTCTCATCTCCAACCTTCTCATCTCCAACCTTCTCAGCTTCATCTGGTCCATTCTCGTTAACGGTATCTTTATTTTCTAACCCTTCGTGGGTGTTTTGCTTAATTCCATATTTTAATATACTAGACAATGTTAATGTTATGCACAATATGACAATCATATTTTTACTAAAAAATGATACGAGGAACCCGATTAGGCCCATGGTTATTAATGCGGCTATATCTCCCCCGTTTACAAAATATAATATTTGAATGAGTGTCATTGCAAAAAAGGCATACAACACAAATTGGTTTCTCAATAATGGTGAAAAGTTATATTTTAGACTACCGAGTTTTGGCAAGGAAATCTTTGGTAACATATTATAAATTATATGCCGAAATTAATATTATATTAATTTGTTATTATCAGTATCATTTACCTGTTCGTCACTATCTATAATATAATCGGCTGGAAGGTCACCTCCATAAATATCTAATACTTCTTTTACAACCTGTTCCCTCAATATGTCATCTTTATAAAATTCTATACTTGAAATACTTGATGAACGCTTTCCTTTAAACTTGCTTAAAAAATCTTCTAAACCATTTATTTCGTTCGGCCGATCATATTGTTCTAAATCTCCTGTTACTACTAAACGACTATTTTCACCCAAACGCGTCATCAACATTTTCATCTGGGAAATAGTAGAGTTCTGCATTTCATCTGCTACTATCCAGCAGTTCTTAAATGTTCGTCCTCGCATGAAACCTAATGGTGAAATTTCAATAATTTTATCCTCCATTAAACTAGTAACTTCCTTTGGACTAATAAAATTATACAAGACGTCATATATTGGTCTTACCCAAGGTGCCATTTTATCTTCTAATGTTCCGGGCAAATAACCTAAATCTTCGTCCACACTTACTGATGGACGTGTAAATACCAGTTTCTCGTATTGTCCGGTTAAAAACATTTTTACACCGTGTTCCGTAGCAAACAGTGTTTTGCCAGTGCCCGCTGGTCCAGTTGCCACAACGATTTTCTTTGACTTTTGTTTTAATAGCGTTGCATAGTAAGTCTGACTATCATTCTTTGGCTTAGTAAATTTACTTTCAAACATTGCTCGTTCATTACCAGATAAATGATGCAGGTTCTCGTAATACGCCCGTTGTTTGGCTAACCCACTTTCATTTTCTATTTCATCTCTAAACTCGTTCATCAATTCTGTGTTGTTTGATTTTCTCGGTTTCCGTGAACGTTTTTTGTCTTCGTTGGGCTCTTCTCCTAATTCTAAGCTATTTTGCCTAGACCGATTTTTCATTTACTAATATGAGATATACAGTATGAAAAGAATTCTTATATGATATACTAAACTAATTACATCACGCGCCAAATATATCTCATAATAGGCCGTTTTCTATACAAATGTCTGGTTTCAAGCTACTGGGATATAATTTGTGGGTCGTCTACTAAGCTTATAAAAAAGGAAATAAAATCTGGCCTATATATTATTTAGACAACAATGTCCGATAATGCTGTTACTACCGAACCCCTGCTAACCCCTGACGAGAACCGCTACGTAATGTTTCCAATACAGTATAATGATGTATGGGATATGTACAAACGGTCCATTGACTCTTTTTGGCACACTGGTGAGATATCTTTGGCGCAGGATTTAAATGACTGGGATAAGCTAACAGCGGACGAACAACAATTTATTAAAATGATTTTGGCCTTTTTTTCTAGCAGTGATGCGTTAGTCACCGATAACTTGGGAACACGCTTTATGAACGAAGTACAGGTATCCGAAGCCCGGGCGTTTTATGCATTCCAAATTGCCATTGAAACAATACATTCCGAAATGTATAGCATTTTGATTGACACCTATATTAAAGATAAGGACGAAAAAACGAAACTATTTCAGGCCACACAGAACTATCCGTGTATTTTAAAGAAGTTTAATTGGGCACAAAAATGGTTAAATGATAAACGCAGTAGTTTTGCTACCAGGTTGATTGCATTTGCTCTCGTAGAAGGTCTATTCTTCTCGTCTTCATTTGCGGCTATTTATTGGATAAAGAAACGAGGGTTAATGCCGGGTCTTACCTTTTCAAATGAACTTATTTCCAGAGATGAAGCGCTACATACCGAGTTTGCAATCCTGCTGTATTCCAAATTACAGAGAAGGGTATCAAAGAAGAGATTTTATGAAATCGTATCCGAGGCAGTGGAGATTGAAAAAGAGTTTATTACAGAGAGTATACCTTGCCGCATGATTGGCATGAACTCTAAATTAATGATACAGTATATTGAATTTGTGGCAGATCGGTTGTGTCTGCAATTAGGATATGATAAGTTGTATAAATCCCAGAACCCATTTGATTTCATGGAATTAATCAGTGTTGAATCCAAAGTCAATTTCTTTGAACGTACTAATTCCGAATATGCACTTGCAAATAAAACGGTTGATACAGATGTGTTTGACTTTAATGCTGAATTTTAGTAAATCCACATAATACATAATAACTATTGCCTTTATTATGTATACACTTTCCTAATTATAATAGGTTATTTTCGGTCTTTGTAAATTTTTAATGTCCGTGCACTCGCATCCTTTGCATTGACGTATTTTGGCATCCAGAAATAGGGTATGATTTTTCCCATTCCCGAATAATGTTTCTCAAATTGTTGCCTATAATAGAACTGTTCAGTGGTCCCTGGCAAAAGATGATCTCCGATCAGTGCCAAGTCCGGATGTATTTTTGAAATAACCTTTGAATTAGACGCCACAATGTGGTTAAAATACTCATATTTCTCACCCAAAGTTTCTTTTACAACCCTATCTGTATGTTCTTGAATAATCTGGTATAATGACCTACTCTCAGTTGAAACGCCGTCGCTGAATGCCTCTTTTCGTCTCCACAAAACATTACTCGGTAGTAGTTGTGCCTTATCACGATTTAAAAAATGTTCGTTTGAGAAAGCCAAGCGCAATATATGTTTCTCCATTACACCGTCGTCCGTTACGTATCTAAATCTATGAGGAATAGATAAAAAGTAATCCACCCAAGACCTATCTAAGAATGGTGTTCGCGGTTCCAGACCGTGTGATGAGATAGACTTATCTGAACGGAGTACATCAAATGTATGAATATCTTTCAGTAACCGTCTGCATTCTCTATCAAACTCTATCGCGTCACCCGCATATTTCATGTATAAATATCCCCCGATCAGCTCGTCTGATCCATCTCCATTAAAAATAACCTTTGCTGTGCTATGTTCAGAAATATATTTCCCTAATAGCCAGTTACCAATACTTGCCCGAACAGTAGTCGTATCGTAGCTTTCAATACTCGCAATCACTTCTGGTATCGCATTCAAAAAGTCATCTTCCGTAAGTATAACAGTAGTATGTTTGGTTCCAAGATATTCAGCAACTTCCTTTGCATATTCTAAATCAGTGGCTCCTTCCAGTCCAATACTATACGTTTCTAGCTTAGGTAAGTTATGTTCCTTATGGTATTCATTCACTAATGCGGCGATTAAACTACTATCAAGACCCCCAGATAGTAAACACGCAATTGGTCTATCAGTTGTACAACATCTCTTTCTTACTGCATTAGTTAAATACTTCTGTACGTTTTGAATAACGTCGGTCATCTCGTGTTTATCCTCGTACATGATACTGCGAAATCCGGGTTTATGATATGTAATTTGTTCTTTATATGACCAATGGGAGTATAATCCAAATGGCATAATAAAACTCATATAGGTTCCTGGTGCAAACTGTTCAATTGTATATTTATTATGTCTAACTACATCACCGTTCTGAAATCGCTCATTACGTGTAAGTTTACTTAGGTTGGTATATATGCCATATAACACTTTCATTTCACTCGCAAATGCAAATCTATATGACTGCTTCAATTTATTTTTTTTTGTATTTATCGGTTTGATCCAATATAACGGACGGACGCCATATTGGTCACGAGCAACATATAGTTTGCAGTCTCCACCATAACAACGATTGTCTAGTAGGGAAAATGCAAACTCTCCGTCTAACATTTGTAATGTTTGTTCAATTCCATATTTAATATATAAATGAATAATTACTTCACAATCTGAACCAGTGTGTGGTTTTACTCCCATCATCTCATATAATTCCTTATAATTATAGATTTCTCCGTTACATATCAATATAACGTCATTAATGCAGATTGGTTGATTTGATTCTGGATTTAGACCATTGATTGCCAAACGATGAAACCCGAATAGTGTATTTAACATAACGGATCGCAACGAAGAAAACTCTGGCCCTCGCTTTTGACCCTTGATAAACTGCTCCTCTATGAATGAATGCGATAATTCATCTGTGCTACCGTCCGAATTAAGCAATGTAAAAATTCCACACATGTTATCTTGTTAATGATTACGTTAAAAAACCTTTATATATGTATTTTATTTATTATGAATATATTTTGATATAATATACAATATTAACGATAATGTTTAAAGATATAGATAATATACCGAATGTGTCGTGTTTAAACACTAACGTCTCGCCTAATTTAGGCAATAGTAAAGCGGTTGGCACATCTGATCCAATACCTCGGTGCGGTTGCAAATCCAATGTGGCGACAGTATCTAATTCAACTCTCACTATGCTGCCGTTCTCCATTACGTCAGATAATAATTCTAAATATTATAGTGCTATGAATATACCCCCAAGTACATATGGGTCGGCATTTGACGAGATCGGATACGGGGCTGATGATAGCAATGAAGATGACAGAGCCGATCACGCGAAAGTTGATCTAAATGTAACATTTGATTACATGACACACGTATACATGAGTTCCATTTCAGTAATTGGACTATATGCATTATATCGTCTTATCAATAAAACCCGTTAAAAATATGTTAGTGGGAGAACCTATCATATTTTTGTAATATATTTACCGAAATAGTTTACAAATACAAACTAGTGTCTGTTCATACAGCTTCTGTCTACTTGCCTCCCGTTTCATAGCAAGTAATTGCATTTTTCTCTTCTTTTCTGCCGCATGCTGTTGCAATTTATCTAGGCGTGCCTGTTGTCTAACACGCTTATGCTCTATTTTCTCTCGTTTAGCGTTCTCTCTTTCTGTTTTTTGCGTAAGTTTAAACATACGTTCTTCCTCTTTTGCTTTTTGTTGAGCAATTCTTTGTTGATTTGAGCGTTCTCGTTTTTCTTCTATTTCTCTTTGCAAAATCTGCTTACGCTGAATGTTCTCCTCTCGCTCTTGTATTCTTGCTATTAATTGTGCCTCTTTTTCCAACTTGGCTTGTTGTCTCTCTTGTTGCCTCAACTGTTTCTCCTCTTCTCTTATGCGGAAAATATCAGCTCGTTCTGTCACCGCACGTTGCCGTTCCACCTCCTTTTCCGCCTGTAATGTGCGACGTTCTTCTTCTATTTCAATCTGTCTCTGAGCCATTTTCACAATCCGAGCCTGTTCTCTTTCTAGATTGAGTTGTTGTTGTTCTGCTTCACGTATTTGACGAGCCCGGATACACGTTCGTTTGTAGACGTTACTCGCCAATATGAGTTGAAACGCTACCTTGCGAATATAGTAGTTGAATTCCCGATCTCGTACATCTGTATTCTGTAAAACAGTTAGCGACAATTGTAACCGGGTTTTGACTGAACTGATGTCTTGTGTGCGTAAATTGTCTATCATATCATAGACTGGGTGTGGCGTTTCAATCAGTTGTGGTTCTCCTGAAACGTTTGTGATAGAAGCTTGTGTGTAGCCATATATCGTAGTCTGGGGTAGTCTATTCACAAACGTGGGTTTCAACTGCCATCGGCGCGAACGCTCATTGTATTGGAATAGTTTACATAAATATCCTTGGCGGTAGATAACAGATAATTCCTTTTCAGTGAACCATTCAAATATATCGTTCCACTCATTTTTATCGTCATCGCGTCGTTGACCTAGACGTTGCATCGTTGGATATCGGTCCATTATCACAGACAGTTTGGTGTCAAAGTCAATCAGGTTATAGACCTCTCGTTGTAATTCATACGGCAATTTACTAACTGCGTTCAACACTCCCCCTGTCCAGTATAATTGGTAACGACCCGCCATTATTCTTCGTTAATAGAAGTGTATATAAGTTACTATTTATTGCTTTGCAAAAAGCTTTTCAATTTTTTACAAAATGGTAACATTATTTGACTACGCGTGGCATCATTTCAAATTGGTTTATTTTTATGCACAATATCCCAGTACAACAAATTAGAAGTAAATGGACAAATAGTATGTGTGTAAACGTTGACCTATATGTTAACGCGCAAAACACAATGAGTATATCTATATATCTATTATCGGTCCTATGTTATACAGATAATAGATTGACTAAATGCTAAAATGGAAGTTATACACCCATATCTAGAAATGTATGTTGGTACTAATATATTATCGTCCATTATATAATATATTACAGCATTATCTATCCCTTATAGTTTATAACGCTTGTATAATTCCAGTGCGACCAGTCCACCGAATACCTGTGCCATGCAATATGGTAAAATCTCGGTTGTTGATATTTTGCCGGCTGACGCCATAGCAATCGTTACTGCCGGGTTAATATGTCCACCAGATATATCTCCGGTCAACACGATCACTAGTGCTAGTGCAGCACCTATGGCTAGGGGATTGCCAGTAGCTAAGATAACATAAATGAAAAATGCCGTTCCCAAGAACTCGACTAAATAGTTGTAATACATTCTATATATATGCTTACGAGATTATTTAATGAAATAGAGTAGGATATTTATTCGGAACAATGGTAGTTGTTGGAACCGCAGGCGCATATCTGGGCGTAATCGGGTTAAATGTCTGGGCATTCTTCTTTGGTGGGGCAACTGCCCCACCTGCACGCACACGACGCAATGCATCATTCGTTGTATTTACATCTTTGTATGTTGTAAACGATAACAAGTTTGGACTGACATTTATACTTCCTTTTCCTACCGCTGCAACACGGCGTCGTCTAGCTATATCTGACGCATCTCTTACTGCCGGCATCCATTTTTTGGTTGGTTCAATTGGCTCAGGTAAAGTATCTATATACATCTGCCTTCCCATTTTAAAGCTACTCGTATTATCACTTGT